GCCATACCAGGTCCACGCCCCTGAACAGAATCAAGCATAATCTGATACTTCAGATTGGAAGTATAAATGTGCTTCTGCTCAGGACGTAGTGTTTGATAATCTCCACGATCCTTCTGGAGAGATACCTCTTCAGGTCTCCAGAAGTAACCAAGTTGTTGAGTGGTCAATTTATCAAAGACTGGGTATTTGTATGAATCGTATCTCTGAATACCCAAAGGTTTTCCAAAAAACATTGGTTGCTTTTTGGAATCTACCTTATCCGTATTAAATACGGTCATTCCTTTGATATTAGTAGTTTCTTCTACCGAAGAAGTTTTGAAATCAAACTGCGCAGGATTCACACTCTCCCTCCTCTGCTGAACTTAACTCACACATCCTATTTAACTCTCCAAGATATTTGGTTTTCATCATACTCCAAGATTATGGTTTTGTCCATCCTTTGCAGGATTTTGCCCTTCCAGTAAGGACATTATGCATATTACCAGGATTTAATCCATTTGCTTTACAAAATCCAACAAGGTTATAAATTTCTAAAACTTTTCCTTCTGGATTTCTCAACCTAACAGTTTTTGAATTTCTTTTAGAATTTTGCAAATTCAACTCTTTCTTTTTCTTTGTTACTTCATCTGGATGCAAAACACTATATCCTTTATGTTGTAAAAGTTCTCCAATATAAACCAACCTCAAACAAGCGGGATTTAAATTATTTTTTCTTGCAAATGTGGTATAACAATTTATAGTGATTTGTTTTCCAGACGGATCATAAAATACTTTATCCTCATACCTATCTTCCCAAGATTTCCCCAAAAGTTCTTCAACTTGTTTTGGTCCAATTGTGCTCCATCCTTGATATTGTATTTGATTGCCATTTCCAACTTGTATCATAGAATGATAAGAGAAGTTGTTTTTCTTGCAAAATAAACGCAGATCATCAACTACAACTTTATTTCCATCAGGATCAAAAAACTCATAGGTTTTACAGTTTTTCTTTCGTTGCTCTTCTCTAAATTTTTTTAGTTTTTCTTCGTCCCAAGACATAAAACCTCTGGCATTTTTATTTGAATGCCATTTTTCTTTTGAGTTTTTAGACCACTCTTCTGGTGTCCAACCAAATATTCCAATCTTTTGGTCTCTACATTTTTTGCCTGCTTTTTTAACAACTTCTAAATCGAGATGATTTAATCCACCAGCATTTTTGTTGATACACTTATCCTTACCAAATTTTTCCCATCCTTCTTGTATCATTTTATATTCTTTTTTTCTCAAATCTTGGATGGAAATATCAGTGCTTTCAAATAAGATATGTTTTTCTTTTTCCATCTCCCAGAAATGTCTAATGGTCTTTCCAGGAGAACCCCAATAATTTACATCTTCATTTGCAGGAACTTTTGATTTGCGAGAACCAATATAAAATCTTCTGTCTTCAAATTTAATTATGTAAAGATAATAATAATTCATAACTCCACTTGTATCCTTTACAGTGCCTAAATTTTCCTTCGCAAGTGTATTTGATATTAGAAGGACTTGTCTTTACAAATTGTGCTGCGTCGGCAAAAGATTGGAACTCTCTTAAAAAGTTTCCTTCAATATCATACTGAAATACTTTGGTTCTTTTTACATTTGGATTATTTTTGAGTGTTTGAGATGTTTTACTTTTACTCTCTTCTTTGTGCGATTTTCCAGCAAATCCACAAGGAGATGGTTGTCCTTTTCTCATTTTACTCCAGTTCTTCTTTTGTTCCTCTGTATGTGTTTGATTATAGAATGGATTTTCTTCCCCAAGAAATTTACCTTTTCGTTTTAATGATAAAAGTTCCTTTGTTTCTTGTGTATGAGAATATCCAAGGATTCCACCATCACCGCCAAGAGTTTGATTATATTCTGGTTTTAATGAAGAAATCCAGAATATTTCTCTATTACCTAAATCATTTTTACATATTTCAATTTCTTCAATAACAAAATTTTCTTTTCCATATTTTCTAATTGCTCTGTGAAAATAAGTTGCAGAATCTCTTTTAAGTGCATCATAACAATGATTATAAAATCTTGTTGATAAAGATTTTATAGTTTTACCAACATAGAATTTTCCATTCAGTTTATTTGTTATTTTATAAATGCGACCTTCCATAAGATAAAATAAAAACCTATTACTATTTATAATAATAGGTTTTTACACTTTCGTCAAATTTTACAACTTTCGCAATCTTCTTCATCCCCAGAAAGTTCTTGAAGTAGTGATTGAAGGTCTTGTTTTGGTTCTTCCACTACCTCATCAGTTTTAATATCATAAGTGTTTTGATAATAACTCGTTTTCCATCCCATTGAGTATGAGTAAAGCATATCGTGTGCCATTACTGACACAGGAACTTCATTATCTTTATAGTTTTCTGGATTATATGACCAGTTACCCGAGATTGCCTGATCAAAGAACTTCTGCATTACAGCAACAACATTGATATAACCATTATTACTAGGCATATCCCAAAGAAGCGTATAGTTATTTTTGAGCGAATGATATTGAGGAACAATTTGCTTAAGAGGTCCTTTCTTCGATTTTTTAACGGACAAATATCCACGAGGGGGTTCGATTCCATTAGTTGCGTTTGACACAACGGAACTGCTCTCCGAAGGCATCTGTGCGGACAGTGTTGAGTGCCTGAGACCGTGCTCCAAGATGGATGCCCTAAGAGTTTCCCAATCATGCTGCAATTTAATAGAAGAAATTTCGTCTACATCTTTTTTGTAAGTATCAACGGGTAGAATACCATCAGCATACTTGGTGCGCCCAAAGTATTCACAATATCCTTTTTCTTTAGCAAGTTGATTAGATGCTTTAAGAAGATAATATTGGAAAGATTCAGAAAGTCCATGAACTGCATCCCATGCTTCTTGAGAATCATAATTGAATCCAAGTTTTGCCAAATAGTGCGCAAGACCAATGAACCCTACACCAAGCGATCTACGTGCCTTAGTGGCGATTTCTGCTGCCACTACGGGGTATTTTTGATAGTCAATCAATTCATCCAAACCACGAACAGAAAGATCACAAAGGTCTTCAAGTTCTTCATCTGACTTAACTTTACCTACATTAATAGCAGAAAGAATACAAAGTGCAATTTCACCCATGTTATCATCAATATGATTAATTGGATCTGTAGGAAGAGTGATTTCCTGACAGAGATTACTCATACTAATTTTATCTTTAAAAGAAGAATGTGAATTGCAGTGGTCAATATTCATAATATAGATTCGACCTGTTTCCGCACGTTCTTTAAGAAGACTAAGGATAAGTTCTTGTGCCTTAATAGTTTCTTTTTTAATGGACGAATTTTCTTCATATGCACAGTAGAGATCATCAAAGCCAGGTAGTCCAAAGATATCATAAAGTCCAGGTACATCATGAGGGGAGAAAAGCGTGATTTCACCATCCTGAATGAACCTCTCATAGAAGAGTTTGCTGATCTGAATGCTGTAATCAAGTTTGCGAACACGATTATCCTCCGTTCCCTTGTTGTTTTTAAGGACAAGAATATCTTTTATTTCTTGGTGCCAGATGGGGAAGTGGACAGTTGCTGATCCACCTCGGATGCCATTTTGAGTGCAGCATCGGACAGTTGCTTCAAACTTTTTGAGAAATGGAACAACGCCTGTATGCTGTACTTCTCCACCTCTGATTTTAGCGTTGATGCCCCTGATGCGACCTGCGTTGATGCCGATTCCTGCGCGTTGTGCAACATAGCGGCCAATAGCCATATCACTGCTAAAGATGCTATCGAGGGAGTCATCAACATCAACAAGAACACAGCTCGCAAATTGTCGAAGTGGAGTTCGCACTCCTGCCATGATAGGTGTGGGAATGTTGATTTTGTGCTTTGAGATTGCGTCATAGTACCTCTTGACGTAAGAGAGTCTGGTTTCTTTTGGATATTCTGCAAAGATGGTCAGAGCAATCATCATGTACATAAACTGCGGAGTTTCATATACTCCACCACCACTCCTATCCTGCACGAGGTACTTATCAACGATTTGACGTAAACCTGCATAAGTGAAGAGATAGTCACGATCATGATCAATATATGAATTAGACTTATCGATCTCTTCTTTCGAATACTTATTGAAGATATCGTTATCATAAACCTCAGAATTAACGCAGGTGTAAATATGTTGCTCAAGATGAGGCAGTTCCTTCATCTTTCCATAAAGTTGCTTACGAACAGCAAACAGAAGTAACCTTGCGGCAACATATTGGTAGTTTGGGTGGTCTAGATCAATCAAATCCGAAGCAGAACGAATCAGAATCTCTTGAATTTCTGCAGTGGTAATTCCATCATAAAATTGAATACCAGATGTCATCTCAACTTGACTTGCAGAGACGCCTGCAAGACCCTTACACGCCTCTCCAACCATCAAATGCATCTTGTCTAGGTCAAGAGATTCAATTCTACCATCACGCTTTTTAACTTTTGTGCCGTTGCTCATATTTTCTTCCAGGTGGTAAATTTAAGTTTTGCTTCTAATCCAGAATAAGTATTTAATTCTATCACAGACTGAACATCTAGTCCAGACAAAACCATATCATTAATATCTTTTTCTTTTATTGTTGAGGGCCAGATGACAACTTTTTGTCCATTTCCGATAACACGGGAAATTCTTGATACGATTTCTGAATTACGTGGTTCGTTATCGTATATCCAAACAGGATCGCTAATATCCCACTTACTAAGATCACCATCAGCTCCACAAAGAGCAATTGCGTTTGGAATGAAAGTTGAGTCGAATGGACCTTCGGTAACGTAGATAGTTTTGTCTTTTTGTACTTCATCGAGACCATAAATTTTTGGTGCCTCATCGTCAAGCATTATAGTAATGTATTTAACTTTACTTGGTCTAATGGATCTACCCTGAAATCCAACCAAGACATTTTTATAAAATATAGGAATGATGATTCTTGGTTCATCATTTTTAATGTCATCAAAAACTGGTTTAAGTGAATTGGACCAAGTTTTGAAATTTTCACTGTAATAAAATTTATAAGGGTTTAATTTTCTGTTTTCTAGATATTCCTTTGCTTCTGGATTTTCCGACGCTTTTGGTAAATTTATTTTTGCATTAGTTTTTTTAAAAACTGGTTTTTCAAAATTAAATTTTGGATCTGGAATGGCGGAACCAATTCCAGTGTGCCCTTCTTTAAACTTTTCAAAAATATATTGCTTATGCGTAGCAGGATCAATATCCTTCAAAAAATTATTGAAAGATACATTTATCCCACAATTATGACATTTATAATTTGTATTGTTTTTTACTTGATACAAATATCCCCTTGCCCTTGTTTTATTTTTTTGTGAGTCGCCACATATTGGACAGCGAAAATTATAAAGATTATTTTTTACCCTCTTAAATTTTTCAAGTCTTGGAGAAATCATTCCAATGTACTTGACATCAATAAAATCCATAATGCATACTTCGATCCCACCGAAGTATAGTCTGGTTTTGCGGTGCTGTCAAGAAGAAAATTCTTTACAGCAAGAAGAAATTATTGCTGTCCATTTAACCACAGAATTAGTAAGTTTCTGCAAAGAGTATAAAGTTACTCTTTTTCCATTTTTGTATTCTTTTTTCATGTGGCATACCAATGCCAATTTATTATTATTTATTTTTTAATTTGTTCAATCTGAACAGTAGATGTAGGTTCAATAAAGGATTTCATTGTTGGAATTACTCCAACAAATATTAATGCTGCGCTTACTATTGCTGCAATTTGCCATCTGAACTTTTTAAGTTCATCTACTACTTTTTCAAGTGATTCTACTCTTTTAATTATGGAATTATAGTCTTCTTTATTTTCGTCTTTCAAATCGTCTATCATCCTAACAATAAGTTCATCGTTTCTGATACTTTGTTCTATTCTTTCATCGTGTTTAGCAAGAATCGTAGCGATGCGAGAATTTCCCTCAGATATTTTATCAACGGCAGACTCTAACTTAGCAAGCATTTCGCGGGATAGGTCTTCATAAATACCGAGTTTAGATTCAAGAACCGCTAGTTTTGATTCCTGTGAGAACATTTTATACCTTCGGTTGAGATCTTTTCCAAACACTACGATATCCATTTTGGGTTGGGAAAATGTATCTATTTTTCTTTCTTACAGGTGGATTACCAGGATCCGCAGCAGGAGTTCCTGCAATTTTACCCCCACTAACATTATTAGTAGGGGTTGCCATTGCATCTTCTTTCAATTGATGAATAATTTGAATTATTTTATCTAATTTATCCATTTGTAATCCTTTGAAGTTCTTGCATACAATAGTCATCTATAGATACATCATGAATATAGCACTTGGGGTAATCTGGAAGACGATTTAAAAAGATTATAAACGTTTTCATAGGAGACCATAGATCTCTCTCAATTTTATAAAACAACATAGGAGTTGTAGCATCACCAAAAATATTATAAAGAATAATGAAATGATTAATTAAAAGGTGAGTTTTTAATTGTCCAGAATTTTTATAACGTTTCAATAATCTTTTTATATACTTGAAATGATTCAAGTCTTTATGGAAATCGTCTTCCGTAACCGCTTGGGGATTTTCATAATGTTTAATAGCGAAGAGGAGAAAGGTGTCCTCATTCAATTCATTAAAAAACATAATTTAAAATCAGATTACTGTCAGAGTTGCGGAGCTTGAAGTTGCATCCGCAGCGCCACCAGTAGAAGAAACTACGACACGATACAGATATCCATTGTTAGCAGTATTGGTATTCGCAACACTTACACTGGAAGAAGTCGCTCCACCAATGTTTGCATAAGTAGATCCACCAGAAGTGGTAGATTTCTGCCATTGATATGCAAGAGTTCCTGCATTTGGAGTTCCAATTGCGGTAACGCTGAATGATACAGTTGTTCCAACTCCAACTGATTGACTTTGTGGTTGAACGGTAATTGTAATGAATCTATCAGCAAATACTGCATCATCTCCAGCATCACCAGCAGCGCCATAAGTTGCATCTGCATCAGTTGTGATTCCAGACATTGCAACAAGAGTTTCAGACTTAACTCTTAAATTACCGTGCATATCAATGTATGTGTGAATACCAACCCAACCAGCGTGTTGTGCTTGGTATAAAGAACCAGTAGCAGTATTTGCAGACTGTTCGTAAATATCTACACCATAAACCGCATTGGTGAGATTTGTTGAAGTTGTCTGAGTAAGAGAATAATTTGAATCCTCTAATACATAAACAGGTCTCTGAGAGAGTGTATATGCTACGCCAGCAATCGGAGCACCATTTAAATATTGTGTTGTCGCAATTGAAATAAGAGTATCAGAAGTGATCCCAGCAATAACTGCTTGACCAAAAGTTCCACCAGCTCCAATAGTAATCACAGTACCAGTAGAAATTCCAGAAGCAGTAAATGAACTTCCAGATCCAGTAATAGTTTTTGCACCATAATCTACAGTTACCGTTCCAACTGAATAAAGACTATCTGCAGTTCCCCAGAGTGCCATTCTTTGTACCTTTTAACTAATTAATCTAAGAAATATTTATAAAAAAGGGAGACCTTACTTTCGGTCTCCTTTATGTAACACTATTTTTAAAAAATGTGTTATTAAGTCGAGTATTCCATTTTCATCAAATCTTTTTGTTTTTGCTAACCACTCGGAAGTAGTTAGCAACAGACCGAGAACAATGGTAACTCCCCAGTTAGTCACTAAGCACGTAATCATGCTTGTGGAGTAAAGAGTTTATCCTTGACAAGTTCATAAACGACGTTATCAATGCTGTTATCTGTGCTATCAACATACTTTTTGAGTAAGTCAAGAACAAGATTCTTAACAGCTGGATGAGTAGCAATTTGGATTAAAAGTGGTTTTACCACTGCTACTACTGCGCTCATGATGTCCTCCGTGAAAGAGTATCCTGTTTTATTTAGGTATCAATCTCTTGCAGAATGCATCAGGTCTTGTGCTCTTTGAGCAG